TAAGGATTAAAAGCGTAAGAATTGAGACCAGAGTCTATTTATAGGAGACAGAATAATGAAATGCGAACATGTTAATTTAGAGTTTAGAGAGCCGAAACTTACTGGAGTGAAAGCGGATATTACCAATGAAATTAACATTGATGATAAGTATCCTGAATATATTATGTATAGAAAATATACCTGTAAGGACTGTGGTAAAGCATTTATTGTATTAAATGCGATTGTTGAATAACTATGTGGCCTACGGCCAACATGAGCTTTGCTCAGATAGGAGACAGATTATGGAAATTAAATCAGATAACACAGAAAATGAGATGAAACATGGTTTTAAAGGTGTTGTTGTTTTAATAGATGATCAGGAAATAATTAATGCCAAATCGGGTATAGTTGACTGTAAACACATTAATTTTGATTCTAAAACAGGAAATGTTGTTTTATATTGAATTACCTCTTAATCAGGAGAGTTCAGATGATTAGGAGATTAAAAGATAGTGGATAAGAGGTAGGTGCGGTTTCGTACCCATTATACTGAGGTTGGCCGTGTACACTATAATTATCCATTATTGTTATTATTAGATTAAAATGACAAGAAAACAAGATTTACATAAAAATGATTCCGGTTTAATAAAATTAGAAGTTTCAGAGCCAATTATCCATCCTTTAAGTAAATATAAGCCGGAATATACTGAAACTGCTGCCCGATTAATTGGTGCCAATTTCTCGCAAAAATCTTTAGCATACTTATTGGGTGTAAGCGAATGGACAATTGGAGAGTGGAAAAGAAAATATCCGGAGTTTAAGGAAGCCTGCGAGGATGGTAAAAGAAGCATTAAACGCCGATTAGTTTCAAACGGTCTTTTAGAGTCTCTTGGTTATGAATATGAGACATCTAAAACTAAGGTAACTAAAGATGCTGAAGGAAATATTCTTAAGACAGAAATAACTACTTTTAAAAACAAACAACCCCCAAACCATAATCTGTTAATGTTTATTCTTTGTAACTTGGATAGGCAGATTGGGGATGATGAATGGCGTAGTAAACATTCTATCGAGATAGATAACAAAACTTTAAATGTAAGTATTGATGGTAAAATAGATAGCGAGCAAATTAAAAAGCTGGCTGGAAAAATACTGGGTGATTCTGGACAAAAACAGATAGAAAGTATAGTTGTCCCCGATGAGCACGGCAAGGAGTCAAATGTCGGTTCTAAGTAAAATAAATACACCTGAAGCTTTTGCACAAACTATACCAAGAGATTTGGTTAAGAATATTGAATTTAGGCAAAACCTGCATTCTTATTTAGCTAAAGATGAAGCTGCACAAAAAGCATATCTTGAGATGGGTTTTGCTGTTCCCCAGATTATTTTCGATTCATCACTGTGGGTTTATGACGCAGACTCATTACCAGGCTATCGCAACCGACCATTTATTTTAAGGGAACCAAAACAGGTTTATTTTATAGAGAGATTAAAAGATGCTATAGATAATCAGCATAATCTTGCTGCCGATAAAAGTCGTAAAGAAGGGGCAACCGAACTAATATGTAAGATGTTTGTTATTTACTGGTTATTAAGCCCATTGACCTCTTTTCTTGTTGGTTCCCGTAAAGAGGATTTGGTAGATCAATCTATCGAAATAAAAAACGGTGTATTGATTGGCCCTCATCAATGTTTGTTTCACAAAATTATGTATGCGATCAATACATTACCGGCGTGGATGAAGATAAGTTACCTAAAGAAACATAGATTTTTACAGAATCTTGATAATGGGGCAATGATTGAGGGCGAGGCCACCAACGAAAGTTTTGGTGCAGGAAACCGTGCCGTTGCTGTTCTTGTCGATGAAGTAGCACGTATTGAACCTCCCACTGCTCGACATATTATAGATAATATTCGTGATACATCTAAATGTTGTATTTATAATTCTACTCATTTCCGCTTCGGTGCGGGACATCCTTATGCAAAACTTTTACGAAGTAATAAGATTGAGGTTGTAACATTAGGTTATGAAGATAATCCAGAGAAATCTGTCGGGGCATACTATTCTGAGAACCCTGGCGAGGTAACAATTCTTGATATTGGTTATTATAAAGAACATTACCCTGAAATTTTAGAATACGCGGAAACCATTTAATGTACGTACCTGCTAAATTTAAAGATAATGTTTTTGTTAAAATAAAAAAGGATAATCTCCCTAAAAAATATCATTCTTTGTTCAAATTTGACGGAGGACAAACAAATTGGGAGAGGATGCGTTCTATATGGTTTGACGAAGAGGAAAGAAGAAGCCAATCTAAAGCCGATATTGCTCAAAATATATTAAGGCAACCTCAAGCGAGTGCCGATCAGTTCTTTGATGATGTAATAATTCATAAAATAAGAGCTAAATATGTGACTGAGCCTGATTACAAAGGAAACATTAAGTTTGATATAATCAAAGATAAAATTACAAATATTGAGTTTAGCAGGACAGTGCCGGAAAAATTATTTTATTGGTGGGGTAAATTAGATGCTAACTTTAAACCTAATATTAGCCATAATTTTATTGTTGCTTGTGATATTAGTCGCGGCACAGGAGCCTCTAATTCGGTTCTTGCTGTATGTGATGTTAATACCCAGGAAATTGTTGGTTTATATGCTAATTCTTATATCGACGTTAGTGATTTTGCTGAACTTGCTATAGCTACCTGTAGGTGGTTAGGCAATGCTTATTTAATTTGGGAGGCAAACGGGCCTGGAGATACATTTGATAAAAGAATTACTAAATATGGATATGGGCGATGCTATATAAATCGTAATGAGCGATCAATAACACATAATCGTACCTCATATCGCGGATGGAGAAGCACACCTGGGCCAAATGGTTCAAAGATGGATATGCTTTCTCAATTAGACGCAGCATTATCCGAGAGTCTTAAAGATGAACGATTGTATCGATACTTAGTTTTACATGATGAAGCTGCTGTTAATGAGCTTTCGGATTATATGTTTACTCCCAGTCGAGTAGACGTGAAGGCATCAAACTCAATAGATGAAACAACTGGTGCGGCTTATGCTCATGGCGATAGAGTTATTGCAATAGGGCTGTGTGTGTTGGCAATGAATATGGCACATCCGGCAGAACTATTAACTAAAAGAAAACCACCAAAAGATTCATTTGCTCATCGCTATCAAAATTGGCAAGAAGAAAAAGAAAGAGAAAAAAGCTATATTCGGAATAAATGGTAATGGATAAGCATCCACTAAAAACTAAAGATGTGCGTCTTAATTTTGTTCGTAAGCTACAAAAATTAGTTATAGCATGGCAGAAGTTAAACGAAGCACCATATAAGCATACCCAACAGATGCTTTCGGCCCGTGCATCTGGATATTACGATTCAAATTATAAGCGTACCCACTCATTAAATCTTATCCAGCGAGGAGTTGATACTGTTGTTCCGTTTCTTGTTGAGGGAAATCCGCAAGTTACAGTAGAAACAAAGATTCCTAACTTAAAGCACTGGGCCTATACTACCGAATTAGCACTGAATTTCTATCTTGAGAAATTAAAATTAGCTGAATCGGTACTGATTCCATGTGCTGTTAATTCAATGTTTAGTGCTGGCATAACTAAAACTACATTGGTACATGATAAAGAACTTCCATATAAAGATAATATTTATAAAATTGCTACTCCTCAAGTACAGGTAATAGATAATACAAATTATATCGGAGACGCTTCTGCAAAAACACGAGATGGTTTTGTAATTGAAGGTGATATATATAGACTACCAACAGATTATGCAAAAGATTTTTTTGGTAATAAATATGCAGACATAATTGTAGCAGATCAGACTTTATATGAAGATTATTCACCAGAAGAGATCACTAAAGGTAATTTTGATAGGAATCTTTTATCAATACGTGATTATTCTACATTCATGGATATTTATTTGTATGATGAAAATGTAATTATAACTATAATGCCTGATGGTAAAACTCCGCGTGTTCTTCGTACTGTTGAATGGGATGGGCCTCCAGGTGGGCCTTATGACTATTTAGGGTATAATCATTTTCCTGGTATCCCAATACCAATTCCACCCGCTTGGTCATGGTATGATAAGGATGTAACTGTTAATGTTCTTATCGAGAAAATGCGTGAACAGGCTGAAGCTCAGAAAGATATATTGGCCTATGAGTCTGGCGGCGAGGCGGATGCCAACAGAATTAGGAAAGCTCCCTCTGGTTCTACTGTTCGGGTTGATAATTTACAGTTATTAAAAAGTTTGAGTTTTGGCGGAGCAAATCCACAGAATTTTGATTGGGTAAACTTTATGTTAACAGAGTTTACCAAAGAGGGCGGCAATGCTGATATTGTTGCTGGACGTAGTGCTCAATCTCCTACACTTGGGCAAGAACAAATGTTGATGGCAAATGCAACCCGAATAATTTATAATCAGCTTACTCGGTTTGACAGGTTTACAACTTCTATTATAAATAAACTCGCGTGGGGTTTTTGGGTAGACCCAACTCAGTGGGTTCCTATAGTTAAAGAAGTGCCTGGAGTTGGTGAATTACCAGCAATATTCTCTAATCGTGGTAGAGTTGGTGATTTTTATGATTTTATTTTCAAGATAGTTCCATATTCAACACAACGTACAAACCCCGATACTAAGTTTAGAGGGTTGATGGAGTTTCTAACTCAGTGGTTGATGCCGACACTGCCATTGAGAGCACAGCAGGGTATAACAATAGATTATGCTGCTATAGATGAGGTTCTTGCAAGATATAAAGGTATTGATAGCTTTCATCAATGGTACAATAGTATGTTACCACAAGAAATTCCACCTGTGGGTTATAAAATGATGCCGCAAGGACAGCAGGGTGGAATGACAGAATCAACGCAGGCGGCTAAGACGCAAAATTTCTATCAGCAACAAGCAAGGGCTTCGGAACGCCCAAGCCCAAATCAGCAAACAGGAATGTCTAATGAATAATGGAATGAGAAAAATAGTAATAGCTTTAATCTTTGTCTTTGCATTTTTGTTTGTTTTTATTGTTAAAATAGATAATTTGCAAGAGCAAATGGATTATACCCAAGCTGTAGTAACTAAAAGACTTAATCTTAATGTATTAGAGTCAGTTGTTTTAGTTACTGATGGAATTGGTTATGGCTCTGGTGTTGCTATACAAAGTAATTTAATTCTAACAGCAGGGCATGTAGTTGATACTTCGAATTTATATATTGTTGATAGATATAATAATACTTGTCATGTAATTAGTAAATGGCGTAGTAACAAATATGATATAGGTTTTTTATGGATAGATTGTGATCTTTCTTTTATTAAGTTGGGCAATATGCCAGAATTGCTGGATATTTGTTACCTTATTGGAGCACCATATTCTCAAACATTTGAGTTAACCATTACTAAAGGTATAATTTCTTATATTGATAGAGATTGGCTTGTGTGGAATGATTTAATACAAACCGATGCAGAGGGAGCACATGGTTCAAGTGGATGTCCATTACTGAATGAGGGCGGTAAAGTAATTGGTATTTGTGTTGCTGGCCCTATTGATGGCGGAGGAGTATCTCTTTGCGAGCCGGTTAAGCATATAGAGGAATCATTAACTGAATTTTTAGAGTTAGAGAATAATAAAAATTAAAATTTATAAATAGAGGAAATAGTGCCAGCCGTTAGCAAAAAACAGTATAAACTTATGCGAGCAGTTTGTTCCGGTACTGCTAAAAAGAAACCTAAAGGTTTGAGTAAGGCTGAGGCTTGCGAATTTGTACGTGGTCAAAGTCCTAAAAGTTTGCCGGAAAAAAAGAAACTCTATCGTAGGAAGAAAAATAGATAAAATGCGAACTCATAAAGTTTTTGAAGGATTATTAAAATCGAGTGGTTAAAACAAATATTTGATAGGTTGCTTTCGGTATTTCCACGTATATTTATATTGGCTCCCTATGAGGCAGGTATTAGAATTACGCTTGGAAGAAGAATACGAAGGAAACAAGCAGGGTGGTATGTTATATGGCCTTTAGTACAACGATTTGTTTGGATGGAGATTCAAACTCAAATAGTAGACTTGCGAAGCCAATCTGTACGAACAAAGGACGGATATAGTACGGTTGTTAGTGGTGCTGTCCAATATAGTATAAAAGATATTGAAAAAGCTATTGTTAATATACAGGATATAGATAAAGCTATTGAAACTCTTTGTCTTGGTGTCATTCTGGAATTTGTTAGAGATAAAACTCTTGTTGAGTGTCAAGATGTACAAGCGTTAAAGAAGGAAATTCTTGATGGATTAAAAGATGCGTCAAAGGGTTGGGGGCTAAAAATAGAAAAGATTTTTATTACTGATTTGGATAAAGCCAGGAACATACGAGTCCTTACCAATAAAAACGAGACACTATATTTGGATAGTTAATTATATGTTTGTAAATTTTGAATGCAAGTTATGTGATTATGAGCAACTATGTAGTGATAATAAACAAGCCCCATTTAAATGCCCTGAATGTGGTAGTAAATGGTACACATTGAGATTTTTAGATAAGCCGCCATCAAAGCAAGAGTTTGTAAATATTGGTTTCGCTGATAAAGAGCGTTGGTCATGGGCATTAGGTTGTAATGAGAATCAATTACAGAAAAAAATAAAACAACACCCTAACGCTGAGTGGCGTAAGGCTCCAGGCGGCGGTTATCAAATGCGAATAGCGAATAGGACAGAGAAAAAACGTAGGATGAAAGAAGCTGGAATGATTGAGTATGGATAAAAAACGCTGTAATAAATGCCATAAATTATTGCCACTATCTTTATTTCATAATAATAAAGCTTCTGCTGATGGCAAACAAACTTACTGTAAAGCATGTAAAAGAAAATATGATAAGGCTTATAACAAAAAACATCCGGAAAAACAATA